AAAAAAAATGAACAAACCTACATAAGACCACAAGGAATAATCTCAGACCATCTTGGAATTTCTCTTAACATTTCATCGAGCCACTCTTTATGTTCTTTTTTACCAGTTTCTTTATTTATCCATCTATTTTTTATTTCGTTTGCTAATAGATTTCTTGCGTGAGTCTTATCTTTAGCTCTTACACATATATCAAGCCTATTTAATACTGCCTCATATTCATCTCCTACTTTATATATCTGCCAATTAAACGGATACCAATATTTAGCTATCAATGTAAACTCATCAAATCTCATATATAAGGTTGCCATATTTGTTCTATTTTTTCTTAATCTTTCCTCACTCATATTTTGCTCCTATATTACTGTTCATCGTTTTAATACACTCTCAATATAATACGAAAATAGCAAAAAGTAAAGTATAATAAATAAAAATATAAAAATCACAGTTTACTTTCTGCTTAATCGTGCTATATTATCTTGTATGCAAACGATTAAAGTAGAACAGGATTTAAATTATAAGCCTGATGCGATTGTAATTAGGTGTGGAGAGGTAGCATATAGTAAATTAAGGAAAGATGGAGGAGTAGAGAGAAAACTAACAGATACCATAAATGAACATACAAAAATAGATAGGAATTGGAGAGTATGTATAAAGAAAATGACAGATAGTGGTAATTTGTATAACTATTGGGTAAAGATGGATGGGTATTTGATTAAGTTTACAAGATATAGACATAATGCTACTGTGTTTTTCTCATATAAGGAAGCATTTGATATAGTTTCCGAATTAGCTACCATACAGGGAATTACAGATATTAGGATTGAGGAGGGGATAAGTAAAGATGATAAGGAGGCAGTTTTAGTATATGGCGATTGATTTAACTCCCAAACAAGTAAAGGGAATGGGTATATTGACTGATCCTGATAAAACTCGTGTACTATTTACTGGTGGTTCAAGGTCAGGTAAGACTTATTTGATTATAGAGTATTTGATTCAGAGGGCTTATCAATTTCCAGGCTCTCGGCAGATCATAGTTAGAAAGCACTTAGTTGATGCTCGTATGTCGATTTGGAATGATACGCTTAAAAAATACCTTGATACATATATACCAGCAGAAGATTACACATTAAGGCAGTCAGAGTTAAGGGTTATTTTTGCTAATGGTTCTGAGATATGGTTAGCTGGGCTTGATGATGGGGAAAGAAGTACAAAAATCTTAGGAAACGAGTATATTACCATTTTCTGTAACGAAGCAGTGCAATTACAATATAGTGTTATTCAAGTTCTTATTACCAGATTAGCTCAGAAGTGTATTGATGCTGATGATAATGTAGCAGTAAATAAAATGATACTTGACTGCAATCCGTCATATCCTCAGCATTGGCTAAAAATATGGGGAGTAGATTATTGTGACCCTGAAGAAACACCCCCTAAACCCCTTAAAAATGCACATAGTCACGCTTCTTTGCACTTTACCCCCTATGATAACGAAAAGCACTTACCAGATGGATATATAGAACAACTCGATGCTTTACCATATGTCCAGAGAGAAAGAATGTTACTAGGTAATTGGTGTGGTGGAGAAGGTGCAATATTTAAGGACTTTAGGGAAGAAACCCATGTGATAGACCCATTTGAGATTCCTGCATACTGGTACAAATATATGGCGATTGACTTTGGATTTGACCACCCTGCTGGAATATTATGGGCTGCCTATGATTTTGCTACTGATACTGTTTATGTTTATGATGAATATAAGGAGAGTGGAAAAACCATTGACGAGTTGGCGGAAATAATTAAAAAGCGAGCAGGAAATGATTTGTACTTATATGATACAATATGGGCAGACCATGCTAAAGCTGACAGGGCATTTTTACATAAGAACGACATACTGACTACTCCAGCTAAAAAGTCCGTATTAGACGGTATAAATGCAGTAAATCAAAGACTAAGGGTATCTAGAACCACAGGGCAACCAAGACTCAAGGTGTTCTCTGATTGCACTAAACTAATTGATGAGTTATATTCTTATGAGTGGCACGAAAGCAAATCATTAGTCTCTGACGCTGAAAGACCTGTTGCATTAAATGATGACTTGGTTGACCCTTTACGTTATATTGTTTATGGTCTTGATAAATCTTTGGGAATAACTGTAATATAGGTAGCATTATGGAATTTAACACATCTAACTATGATATAATTTTTGAAAGAGAGGCGGAATTTTATACAAGCAATATTGAAACCTGGGAAAGGGCGGCATCTGCTTGGAATGGTGGCAGGAGATACATAAAACAAACCCTAAAAAAACATCCGTCTGAGACTAAAGACGAATATGACGCAAGGGTGGATTCTTCGTACAACATCAACTTAATTAAATACTCTACTGAACGATTTGGAGATTATATATTTTCTAAACCTCCGAGAAGAGAAAACGCTAATCTTGCTGCTGTTCTTGATTTTGACAGGAAAAGGGCACATATTGATACAGTTATGCGCAATATATTTGATTACCATACTGTATTCTCGCTTGTATGGGTGTTTGTTGATATGCCTGAATTAAATGGAAATGTTGTTGATTTAAGGACAAAGAGAATAGAAAAAATTAGACCATACGGCAGGGCAGTATCTCCTATGAGTGTTCCTGATTGGTCATTTGATGCTACTGGTGAATTGGAATGGATTATCTTAGAGGAGTTTGTAGTTAATAAATCAGACCCTTTTATAGAGAATGAAGTAATCCAGAGAAGGACACTATATACTAAAACATATTGGCAAAGGTTTGAGAGGAGAATTGAAAGACCATTAACAAGAGACTCAGATTACAGCATTACACCATATCCTCCTGTAATAAACAAATTAGGCAAAGTTCCTGTCATACCATATACTACAATGCTGCCGGAGGGGATTATTACAGTTCCCCCCATTGATGATATTTTAACTATTCATGATGCAGTATTAGCAGGGGAATCTGAGCTTTTAACTAATATACTGAAACAAACTTATGGACAATTAGTTTTACCTGCCTCTGCTCGTGGGATAGTAAGCAGGATTAAAGCTGAACTAGTAAGAGGTGATTCTACTCTTGACCTTAATAGTTTAGATATGGAACAAATTGTAGCAACTGAACTTAATCTTATTCTTTCTCGCTCTAAGGCGATTATAGAAGGAGAAGATGAGAAGGGCATAGCAAGATACATACAGCCTACAGGAGCTACCATAGAAAGCATTATAACACATGATGACAGGCTTATGAGTATTATGATGAGGTTATATGGGTTTCTTGTTGGTGTTCATACTACGCAAAGGGAATCAGCCGAAAGCAAATCAGTAGATAATATTAGTCTGGCATCACAGTTAAGAAGCATAGCGACTAAATTACAGGAACTTGAGATTCGGATGTGGCAAATGATGAATGGTTTTGATAATACATTTACTGTTCCTGAAATAGCCTACAATACTGACTTTGACATACATGAATTGCAAGCTATTATTGCTGCTATGGTAGAATTAGTTAATCTTAATTGCGGTGGTGAGTATAATAAACAACTCAAGCGTACAGCAGTTAAAGTATTAGACTCAATTCACCATATCCAAGATGACGATTTCGAGAAGATACAGAAAGAAATATCCTCAGACAAAAAAGCTGAAGATAGTATTAAGTTTGAGGATAATGCAAAACATGAAACTCAAAAATCAGGCAGTAAGCCAGATTTTATAGACTCAAGGACAGACCATCATAAGTCTAAAAGAGCAGTAGGAAAAACCGTAAATATACAGTGACTTATTTGTAAATTTAGATTATGGTATTATATTTTAGATTAGCAGACTAAACTGCGATAGCAAATGATACTAAAAAGGGGTACAGATTATGACTTATGCTAAATTGATGGCTAAATTAAAAAGAGGTGAAGCACTTACCGCTGAGGAAGTTGCTGCATTAGAAAAAGAAAGCAGACCCGCAGAGAGATTCAATGAGGTATCTGCAAAAGCTCAAAAACTTGAAGCTGATTTGAAAGCCAAGGAGAAAGAGTTTGAAGAGTTGAGTAATAAACAACTTGACGAAGCACAACGACTTCAAGATGAGGTTAATAAACAACTTGCTGAATTAAGTGGTAAAGTTGAAACCTTATCTGCTAACAATCAAGAGCTTCAGAAACAAGCAGAGTCCGCACAAAGAGCAATCAGAGTGAGGGACTTAGCCAACACCAATCCTACTGGCGCTATATTTAATGATCCTAAGTATTTAGGATTTCTTTTAAGTGAGCAGGAAGTAGATTTAGACAACGAAGAGCAAGTCAAATCTGTATTCGAGACTCTTAAAGAAACACATCCTGAACAATTTAAAGTACCAGTTACAGGTGGTTCAGGAGCAGGTCAGGGCAATCAAACCGGAGGTAAACAAGCCCCAAAGAGCATTGCATATGACGACTTTGCTGCACGTAAGAAATTTATTGATGAAGGAGGAAACCCCGAAGATTTTGTGCAGAGGTTTACTCCATTAGATACAAAGGATAACTAGTTATGGCACTTACACTTTTAAATGATCTAATCCCATATGAGAAATATTTTAGACTTGGATACATTGAGGGGATTACTTATAGGCTTGACATCTTGAATTCTCGATCCAACGGCGTAATTCAAGCTGATTCAGAGTTTACATCAGGAACTAAAAAGAATATTGCATTTTGGCAGGACTTTGGGGAAATTACTCGCAGAGATATTACTGTTGATTCTGCACAGGATATGAGCAAAATATCTCGTAATGAAAGAGCAGAGTTCAAAACATTCTGGAAATTTCCCCCTGTCCAGTTCCAATGGTCGGCTTTCAAAACTGCTGATAAGATGACTCCTGAAGAGGTTTATATCATGATTGGTAGAAAACTTGCTGAAAAGAAACTCGACTATATCGTAAAACAGGCGCTTATGCTCGCTGTTGCCGCCATTAGCTCAGGAACCACCAATACTGTTAAAGACTATACCGACCCTGCTGCTAACTTTACCGTAGAGAAGATTCCAGAAGCGCAAGCACTGTTTGGCGATGCTGCAAGCAAACTCAAAGCACTTGTTATGCACTCTGCTGTTTTCTTCCCGCTGGTTAAAGACCAGTTACTTAATTACCAGTTCGACACAGGTAGTGGATTGATGCTTTATGGTGGAACACCTGCTACTATGGGGTACCCCGTAATTGTGACTGATAATCCTGAACTTGTATATAAAGACGCCTCACAGAACTTGAGATACAAAACCCTGCTGCTTGCTGATGGTGCTGTTAGAATTAATGATAATGGCAAAACTGAAGCACTTGCACAAACCATTGGTGGACATGAGAATATTAAATCATTCTTCCAAGCTGAAGGTGACGTGTGGAATGAAGTAAAAGGGTATGAATACAAAGGCGCTGATATTGCTGCTAATCCTACTTGGGCTAACCTCACCGACCCAACAAGATGGGCTAAGTGGTGTAATACCTATAAGGATACTGCTGGCGTTCTTATTAAGTCTGCTGGAAGCGTTGCTGACGTTTCTCGTGTACTTGATGTAAGAATTACCTCCTAACCAGACCACAACAAGCAGGAGTTAGACCAACCTCTTCTCCTGCTCTTTTTTAATTATGGTAGATATTCTTTTTTATGATGAACAACACTTTAAGCCTGAAAGATATGCTCAGGCTTGGGGAATGGTAACCACTAGACTTAATCATTGTCTCTCCAGAGGATTTATAGAACCGGAGAGACATGACTACAGGACCGTTTATTTTTTGATTAAAGATGGTGGAGAAGTGAAGTTTAAACCCATTATCGACTCCCACCGGGCAAGGGGATTTAATGTTGAGATTCACAATAGAGTACTACCATATACTAACAAATCTTCAGATGAAATCAGAGGACAGTTAAGAATAATGAGGGTTTTTAAGCCTTTTGATGATATAAAAGTTGATGAAAATCTCGATAAACTTTTAACTGAAGAAAGAAAGATACAAAAGGAAGAAAAAGAAAAAGGCAACTATGTACCAGACCCATTAGGACTTGATAATAAACTTGATGATATGCTAAAACAAGTGGAGACCAAAAATGCAAAATGCAGTAGAAAACGCAAATAACTACTTTCAAAATCGAGTATGGGATAGTTCTGCTTGGGATGGGTTGTCAAATGAAGATAAAGTTAAAGCACTAAATAGCTCTACAGACGATATAAACGCTATTCTAGGCACACAGAACATAGGAGAGGGTGTTTGTATGGGTAAACCACCTTTTTCGTTTTATGAGAAGGCTATATTCGAATGGGCACTATATCTAATATCTAATCAAGACACGATTTCTAAAATAATGTCAGACGCTTCAAGTGGAATAATCGAAAGAAGTGTAGAGGGATTTGGAAAAGAGAGGTATTTTAAGGGAGGTGCTAAATCTGAGCTTGATGGGTACTCACAGGCAATTATGGATTCACCAGCAGGCAGGATGTTAAGAGCTATTTCCCCAGACTTAAGGATAATTAGATAGTGTTGAAACATCTTAAACAATCTAATAATAAAATTACCATAGAACGGGATATAACTGATAGAGATGGTGACATATCTTCTACTTTTCTAATTGGTAGTGGTTATGGCTTATTTAGAACAAAGACCATAGAAGAACTATCAATACAAAGCTCAGAAGGATACACTTGGGTTGGTATATTAGGATTTTTTGAACCAGATACAAGTAAAATTGAACCTGAAAATAACACAGAAAATGGGGATGATGCAAATGGGGAAAGCGTCATAATAGAAATTCCCGATGCTGATAAAGTAATTAAAAGTGGTGATATTGCTACTTGGAGGAATAAAGAGTACTATATAGCTTCAGTTGTAGAAAGAGTTGATATACACGGAGAATTTATAGGATACTGGTTAGAGTGCGGTCAAGGCAGAGCAGGGAGAATGTGATGGCAAGACGTGTTTCAAAATCTTCCATAGGCTTTAAATCAAGAACACTATCATCTCAGTTTAGCTATGATACTGGTGGAATAAAAAGAATGACTGCAAGGATTAAAAAGAGAGTCAGAGAACGATTTGCAGAGGCTATGGAGAGGTTTGCTGAGAATACTGTTAATTTAGCTCGTATGATGTGTCCTATATATGAAGGAGCATTAGAGAGGGCGATAGTAATGACAAGTCCATATGCTTTTGGTGGTGCTGGACCTAAAGGTAGGATTGCTATACAAATTGGTGTCTCTGCTGATTGGGAAAGTACATATGATAATTTAAATCCTCCTTGGGGTCACTCATCCAAGGAAATTGTTTATACATTACACGAATACTGGGAATCTGTTGCTGGCGAAAGAGCTAAAAAAAGAGCAGCAGAAAAAGAATCATTAACTGGCGAAAGAGTTGGTAGTAAATTCCTAACAAGACCAGCAGACAGAGTAGCACAGGACTTTAGGAAATATATACATAGTCATAAGATTTTTGAAGGTATTACAGGAGTTAATCCACACTTAGCTGAATCCTCTAAATATCAAGGCAAATGGAAAGGGCGTGATTTAGCAAGAATGTATCCAGATAGGTATAAGGAGGATTAATGAATAAAATCAAAAGAATAGAAGATTTTTTATGCGATTTCCTTGATGAGCTTTTTAATGATAATCTGAAAAGTGTTAAGGAATTTGATATAACCAAGTGCCCTATCCGTGTAGCGTATCTAAGTGAGGGATTAAATCAACTTGACGACCAGAATATAGCAAACACAACCAAAGGTAAATTCGCCATAACTACAAGAAAAAGAAGTGATGCGATTTCAGAATTTAGTAAGATTTCAGAAGCATTACCAGTACATACTAAAATATCAGATGAAAATGAAGATAAATCATTTGTAATTAGTCTGATTAAGGATTATAGTATAGTACCGTATAAGATTTTAGTGGGCACAATGCCCGCCTATACTGCAACAATCAACATAAAGATAATAACTACTACTTAAAGGAGTTCATAATGGCTACTTATTCAGCTTCGCCTCAACCTTTTAAAGGCGACCCAACCAAATTAAGATTAGGCCCAGCGTCTATTACATTTAACGGCGCTAATCTCGGATATACTCTGAATGATTCGGTCTCTATCCAAATTGACCAAGAAAGTACAGAAATTCAACCAGACCAATCAGCACTTCCATTGAAAGATATTATTACTGGAATGGTACTTAATGTTTCAATGACTTTAGGTGAGGTTACCAAAGATAACCTGAAGCTATTGCCAGGATTTGATGAGGATGGTAACTTAGTAAATCCTATGGGAGTGGACTTGCTTGATGGCGCTAAAGAATTGATTGTGTACCCTCTTTCCGACGCAGACACCCTTATGTATGTATTCCCTAAGGCGAGCCCTCTTATGAGCGGACCCATGGTATTTGCCAGAGAAACACCTCAAGGGTTAGAGCTTAACTTCAAGTGCTATTTCGATGATAGTGGGGATGAAGGTTCAGAGGTTGCTATGTATATCTTGAACAAGCCCGATGCATCCGCCAAT